CCAGTGTAGGTGATGATTTCATCACCAATCTTAAGTAAACCATAGGATTGAGGGAATCCTTTGGTCGATTCTACTGAAATCGTGGTATCGGAAGAAGGCGCAGCAGAAGTTAGAGAGGTAAATCCAACAATAGTTTCTGGAGTTAGATTCTCTAAAGTAATATATTGATCAAGATTATCAATTAGGTCTGTTGGACCTCCTTGAAATTCTTGTGAGATATAGTATTGTTTTAGGAAGTCTACTGCCTTTGGACTTTCATCTAATATGAATTCGGGCAGTTGACCTTCAATTAGATCCTGAACCTTTACCCTTGATTCGATACCAGTTTGTATCATATTATCCTCTCTTTAGCTCTCCGTTTGAATAGCTTGAAGTTACATTAAAACCAACTCCCGATATCTTCTCTCCAGACGATATCGTGTCTTTTACCATATTTATCTTGCTCTTGGAGACATCAAACTCTAGATATAGATCCTTGAGACCGACAACATCATTTGATTCTGGGAACGCCTGAATCTCAATTACTTCATTAGTATTTTCGGTTGATGTGATGAAAACAGTTGTTAATATAATTTCTCCTTTTACATAATCAATAGTTCCAGCAGATTTAATAACAACTCTATTTTCCCCAGTTTCTAAAATAGGTTTAACAATAGAGACGACTCCAGTCCTTCTGTCTGCATTTGGAATATCAGTTAGGTAAACTGTATCCGTTTCGCCAGTGATTTTAAATCCAGTGCTCTTAATATTGAATCCTTTGGGGTCAACATGGAAGGCATTACCAAAGCACAATTCATACTGTGCTGCTTGACCGACTAGTGCTCTTAGATTTCTTCTAATCTTTACTTTCGTAATATTAGATGTAATTGCTCTATCTACACTATCAATGACATTAAGAACTTTACTGTACTTAAATCTACCTCCAAACTTATTCAGTTCAACTGAATCTGAGTATGCTTGCAGAGAATTTGTAACGTTTGTTTTTAGTTCATTGACATTTGCAGTCAAAGATGTGTTGTAGTAAACAGAAGAATCAATTTCAACATACAATACTTTGATATCAACAATAGATTGATTGATACCAGTTAGAGAATAATTCTTTAGTCTGCTTAGAATCAGTTGCTTATCAAAATCGGATATAAAATCTCCATTCTTGGGTTTGATACTAATCTGAACGGTGCCAAACTTTGGAGGATCTAACTCTTCTCCTCCAACTACAGATACAGACTCTGTATTGGGATAGACTTGATGGATAATCGCTTCGTAATCCCTTCCTGTGACTGCCCTGTACTGCGCTGAATATAGTCTAGGAGCAAAGTACTTAACGGACTCAATTGGTTCGATCTCAGTGCCGTTAGCACTCTTATTGATGGTTGTTAGAGTTACTGAATTTACGGGTACTGGGTTGTTAAGAGAGTCAACAAAAGTTCCTGCAAATGCAAAGTTTGCTGCTCCATTACCATCCGCACCATCAGTTACGATGTAAGTAACAGTAATCTTAGCTCCATTCTCTAACTTCCTACCAAATACTCCATCACCAAACAGAAGTTCATATTTCTCATCCTGAACTTCTTGAATTAAGTAAATTTCAGAAGTTTCATCAATTGAAAGAATATTATCAACTAGTCTATACTCTCTACCTTCTCCAGTCTCAGATGCACCAGCAACTTTGACTACGATAGTTTGAGTATCAATGAAAGAATTATCTAATACGAATTTTTGATCTAAAGAACCATCTACAGTAAACGTCTTTTTCAGTAGAGTTCCCTGATAAACAGAGATTGGTTCTGCTGCTGTTCCAAAGGTTGCAATACCATTCTCTACAGTTGCGGTAATGCCTTCTGGAACTGAAAATATGAATGAACTGTTGTTCGTTAAACCTACACAGACAGGTCCACGCGCCTCTAGAGTAATCGTTGGACTTGCTGTAGTTACCGATACACTTAAATTGATTTCTGCCCTCGCACAGGTCCTAGAACGGGGCACATATCCGATCGATCTTGCAAGAGATACGACGTTTTCTCTCAAGACTGCCGAATCCAAGAAGGATTCATTGACAACCATGTTCGCATTAAATGCATTAATGTACGTATTATACGCCAGTGCATTTAAAATTACAGAAAAATTAGACCCCTCAAAGTCAAAATCCGAGAAATCAGAGTTTGCTCGAAGATAATCTTTGATCGAAGTCTTAATTTGATCAAAATCTAGGTTTGTAAACTTAGTAAAAGGCATTTTATCTGGTTGCCTCTAGCATAAAAGTGTATTCTTGTGTTGGTATATCCAATCCTACAACGTCAAAATACAAAGTAACCTCAAAAGAGTTGTCATCTGGTCTAGGATTTGCCTTTACGACCAGATTTTCGACTCTTGGTTCATAATTTAACACCGCATTTGCGATTTGGGACTCAATAAACGTCGCAGTACCAAAATCAATAAACTCAAAAAGGGCAGAACGAACGTCTGATCCAAAAAGTGAATCAAAGAATCGCTCTCCCCTTATAGTTTGAACAATATTTCTTACTGATTTACGAATTGCACCTTCATTTCTCAAGGCAGGCAAGTCTTTTGTCACTGGATGTGGTTCAAATGACAAGCTGATATCTTTAAATGAGCGCGAAATTCGTTGATTTGCCATCAATAAAGTATTTCTTCACCTTATTTATACCCTCTTTCCGTATGTTGGTTCAGTACCATACTCCCAATCATCATAGTCATCATCATTTCTAATCTGTTCATGCAGCAGAGTTTGCCTTTCAAGGTCATGAACATGGTCACCGACCACTTCTCTTAGCTGATTGTAAGAATTTTTTGGTCTATTGAGGTATTTGTCTGATTTTGTGTCGGTAATTAGCGTCATTCCCGACTCAATGAAGTCGTTTCCTTGATCAGGAACAGGATGGTTTGCCATTTTGCCTCCAAAAAGTTCGTTTCCAGAACTTTTAGAGGGGTTGCTATCCCTTTTTCTATTTATTTTGCCAGTGCCAATGATTATTTGGTTGTTCCCACCAGAAGTGTAAGTCAAATTGACCTCCATCATAGTATAAAGAGACGAAATCGCTCTTAAAATTGCTGTTAGTGTCTTCACAAAGGGCAACAGACCATATATCTGCACCTGATGCCTTAGTCATAACGTCGCAAATCCAGTTATGGTTGCTTCCATCGACTGTTGCAGCATCAATCAGGACGAATTTATCCCATCTCAACTGCCACTTCATGTAGTTTTGAGTAAACTCAGTACGATACTCGCGTACATCCTCATCAGGAAAGGGCACATTGATTGTCTCTACATGAAAAATCTCCCGATCCGCAGAAAGCGAATGGGAGAGGTGTTGTGTAGCAATAGCAGAGTAGTTAGGAGAGACCATCAGAAAGCAAGTATCTGAAGGATGAATAGGCAGATTCGCCATTTTCATCCGATAGGTCATCTCCTGAATGAGTGCCCGTTCCTTATCTTCAGAGATAAAGAGTAGTTGCTTCATCCTTTGCCCTGTCCGCGATACTTTTTACGTGCTTTGTTACGAGAAGTAGCGGCATACTTAGTTCCGCCTCCATCTCCTTGACGAGTTTTTTTCGGGGGACCGCTGATGTAACCAGACTTGTTGATTCCGACTTTAGAGCGAACTGCCATTTTTCAAATCTCCGTTTTCTTGAATAATAATAGTTTCAATGGACTCAGGACGAGGGACGCCTCGCTGATAATATTCTAGAGCAAGGTCCTCCATTCTGTCAAAGTATTCGTCTTGCGATAATGACTTGAAGAGGACCTCTCCGTTTACTTTAATAGTATAACGGTCTTCTGCCATGGGGATCAGATAATACGAGACTTTTCGTGTCCGACGCGAATACGAGGGTCGCACCAGATATCAAATCCTGCTTCTTTCGCATCAAGGCAGAAAGAAACGTCTTCGCCGCACATATCCTGCACTTCTCCTGACTCGAAGACTTGCATCTTAGGTGCGAACCAAGGGTACTTCATTTCAGTATGCTCGAAGACACCGTGCTTAATAAGCAACCAACCGAAACCAGTGTAGTCAACGGTAAATGGCTTGCGACGCTTCTGAATGCTTTCAAGAGTCTCATGGTTCATGACTCCACCGTTGGATCGGAAGTCATCCTCCTCCAACCAGTGTGCAACTGAAGTAGTATGACCATCTTCAGTACAATACCAACCACCTGCGATGTCTTGATCCATCAGAACAAGTTGGTAGAACTTCTCAGTATTGAACACGATGTCAGAGTCAATCCAGAGTTGGTAATCATACTTGAGTTTACCATCCCAGGGAATCTGATCAGGTCCACGTAGTACGTTTGCTCCAAGACACTTACAACGTGCAAAGTTCACCATGGAACTATAGTCTTGGGAAATCTGAATGCTTGCACCTGCTTGTACTAGATCGAAGCAGAGTTGTACGAAAGACTTCAAGAAGATATAAGATACTCCTCGTCCAGGTAGACAGAATACAACTGTCTTACCTTTGATCATTTCTCTTGCTTTCGCGTAATCAAACTCTTCTTCTTTCGTTGAAGACGCAACGGGCGTTTTTGCTTTTACTGTAAATCCTTTAGCCATAATTTGGTCAAGTTTGAATGTGAATCGATTCAGTATGAATCATACTGCATTATGTAGGTCCTGTCAATAAGAAGGATCCTCAGAAGCAACTTTATTAACAGTAACTTCTTCGTAACTTAAATCTTCTGACCGATAGTCTGTTTGCATTAAACCTACAATTGCTTTTACAGTGTTCCAAGTTACACTGAAATCTTCTTCTTTTACGCAAGGCAATAAACATTTATCCTTTGCGTAGATATGAAATAGTTTTGTAGTTGTAGTTTCAGTCATCTTTTGATTCTCTTAGAATAACTTCATCGCCCTCCATGCTCCATTCTAACACAGTACCTTCATACCATCCCATATCATTAACTAACCATTCAGGAAAGACTAGGATATATTCACCTGTTACTGGATCAACCTCTACGGTCAAAAAATTTTCCGAAAAATTTTTTCTCATGCCTTGTAACTTAAATTCGGATTTTGAAATTATATAGCGTTTGACATATCTCTCGCGAATCGGGTCGTTTATAGCTTAAAGGGACCCATCGTTTTTTATATACCCCCCCCCTTATGAAACGCTTAGCGCGATCCGACCGCACGGCGGCGGGCGGCATAGGACTGCTGCCCGCACGAACGCACGAATAAGACTGTCAGCGGGACGAACGCCAACCCGACACGGGGCAGGCGGTTGCCTCATCTTTCCAGAGTTCAGCGAACTGCCCAGCGATGGCGA